AAGAAGGCAGAAAAAGTAAAATAAAAATTATAAACAAGTCGTACGCAGTTAAACACTGCGTTATTCAAGAAGGAGTAACGTATGGCTAATTTAAGAAGTAGAAGAATAAATGGTAACTTGGCTTTTTGGTCAACACACCAAAAAAGATTATTGGATGCAATTGGTGAAGGTGTAGTTAAATACATTGATGATTTCACTAGCTTTCCAGTAGATGACACAACAGGTGACCCATCAGGATGGACAACAACAGTGGTTGAAGCTGGAAGTGGTGTTTCAACAATGGCATCAGCAGACAAAAGTGGTGGTGCAGTAACAATTACAACTGCTGGAAATGAAAATGATGGTGGAAATTATCAGCTTTTATCTGAATCATTTAAAACATCAGGTAATGAACTTTATTTCTATACAAAACTACAAATCAATGACGTAGATCAGACAGACCTATTTATTGGGTTAGCAGTAACAGACACAACACTTTTGGGTGGCGTGGCTAATGCTATTTACTTTGAAAGTGTAGATGGGTCTGCAACTTTGTCAGCAGTAACAGAAAGTGGTTCAACAGAAACACAAGCTGATACAGTTGGTACACTGGCTGATGGCACAGATATTGAACTTGAATTTTATTACAATGGTTCTAATGTAGAATTTTTTGTAAATGGTTCATCTGTTGCAACAAGCAGTACAAACATACCTTCAACAGAAATGAGAGTGTCAGTGCATTTCCTAACTGGTGAAGCTACTGCCAATACTTGCACGATTGATGAAATTCGTGTAATTCAAATAGGTAGATAATTATGGCAGAAACCAAATTTGGAAGTAATAGAAAACCAGGAACAGTGATTGAAGGCAATTTTGGTTCTAACAGAACTAAAAAAGCAAAGGCAAAAACTAGTCCTGAAACTAAAAAGCGTGGCAGACCTAAAAAAACTGAAGCAAAGGAAGGTAATTAATGGCTGGTAGTATTACAACAGTAACAAGCAAAAATAATGGTGTAACTAAATACCAAATGACTTGCGTAAGTGATGCAAGTGGTGACGTTGATGTTGATGCTATTCCAATGGTTCAGGGTGAAATAATATCAGTACATTATTCACCAGGTGGGACAACACCAAGTGATAATTATGACATGGTTATGAAAGATAGCAACGCAGTTGATATATTAACTGGCACAGGTGCAAATCTTTCAAATAGCACACATACTTATGTTGTTCCAGCATTAAGCACATACTTTCCAGTATTCATTGAGGAAGGAAGTTATGACTTAGTAGTGGAGAATTTAGGTAATGCAAAGAATTGCATTGTTACAGTTCTTGTGAGGGAAATGTAATATGGCTTGGAATGAACTGAAAGCAACATTAAATGAGAACAGACAGTTTTTACAAGAAGATCAAGAAAAAAGAGTGGTTGCGTGTCCCAATTGTGGTCACGCACCACTAGATGAAAGAGATGGAATATTAAATTGTCCCATTGGGGATTATAGGAGTAACCAAGTATGAGAACTGATGGCAATAGTTATGGCAATTTAGCCACATTAAAAACAATGATGGATATTACTGGAACAGGTAATGATACTGAATTGTTACAATCACTTGAAATGGCATCAAGAAGCATAGATGCTTTTTGCAGAAGATATTTTTATATTACATCTGAAACAAAACAATTCAGGGGGAAGGGTAGCAGATTATTATTAAATACTGATTTATTATCCATAACTACCCTGACAACACTTAAAAGTGACAGGTCAACAGATAAGACATGGGCATCAACAGATTATGAATTGTTTCCATTAGGAGATACAGTATATCCAAAAGAATGGATTGAATTAAGTGATGACACAACTGCTGGTTCTTTTGCCAGTGGAATAAGGCGTGGCGTACAAATAGCTGGAATGTTTGGATATGGCAATGGAAGTAGCACAACACCATATTTATCAGCAACAACAACTAATGATGGAAGTTTTGATTCAAGTGAAACAACATTTACTGCAACTGCTGGTGCTAACTTAAATGTTGGGGAAACAATATTGATTGATAGTGAACAAATGTACATCACAGGTATATCAACTAATACTATAACAGTTCAAAGAGCCATGAATAATACATCAGGGGCATCACATAGCACTGGTGCAACAGTATCAGTATACAAATACCCACAAGCAGTTGAAAACGCTTGTTATATGCAATCTGCTAGAACAAGTAAAAGATTCTTAACTGCATATGCAACATCAATTGGAACACCTGAATTTAATCCATTTGACGTGCAAAGCAATATTGATGAAGATGTGCAAAGGTTATTATTACCATTAAGAAGGCACAGGATTTAATTATGACACAAGCATTAGGGGTAACAGTACTAGGAGAAAAAGAGTTAAAGAAAAAACTTGGCAATCCTAAGAAATTAAGAAAACCTATAGAAAAATATTTGGAAAGGGCATCAATACAATTAAAAAACATTGTCAAACCAATGTCACCAGTGCGTTCAGGCAGTATGAGGGCATCATGGAATCACACATTAAAAACCACTACAAATGATGTAGTTGGAAGGGTGTTTAATACTGCAACAAACAAAGGCGTATTTTACGCAGTACCTTTGGAATTTGGGGTTAATTTAACACCAAGCAGTTCAGACCCAAGAATTAGAATCCCATTTTTAAAACCAGCTTATGAACAACTGCTTAAACAATTAGGCAAGTTAAAGGTCAAATTAGGCAAGGATATTGACAGTGAGTATAAAAAACCATGAGTCTTAAAGGAATAAGAGATGCAGTGGCAACAAGCATTGATAATATATCAGGGTTAAGAGTATATGACACTGTGCCTGATACTATAAGAGAATTACCAGCTTGTTGGGTATTACCAATTGGTGGTGCTTACAATGACACTATGAACAATGGAATGACCCATGAATTTGAAGTGACTGTATTGATTGCAAGGGGTGGAAACCTTGATGAAGTTCAAGATACACTGGATGATTTAATTGAACCTACTGGAAGTGGGTCAATACCAGCTTATATAGATTCATCAAGTTTAAGCACACATGGTTCAGATATTTTAGTTACAGGTTACAGGGATTATGGTGGGTTAGAATTTAATGGCACACCTTTCATAGGCGTAAAAATAGATTTTCAAGTAATGGTGGATTGATGGATATAAGAAAAAATAAACACTACGAAGTTTTACAAGGAAGATTAGTTTTCAACTTTGGAAAGCTAAAAGTTACAGTTGGTGATGTTGTAGAGTTAGGGCAAGAAGATATTGACAATGGATATGACATTGATTCATTAGTGACAACTGGCTTCCTGAAAGAAGTAAGAAAACCACGCAAAAAGAAAACAGATGAAATTAAGGAAGGTAAATAATGGCTAGGCAAAGTGCTAAAAGCACAGATATATATATTGATACATCACAATTTGAAACATTTACAAATTCATTTACTTTTAATGTAAGTTCTAACTTACCTGATGTCACAACATTTGGTGACAGTGCCAGTACGTTTGTACAAGGGAAACCAAACGCTGATTTTAGTTTGAATAGTTTTTTTAGTCCTACTGATAATGAATCAGATGAAATCATTAACAGTGCATTGACTGGGACAAGTGAAGTAATGATTGCACCAAGTGGGATTGCAATTGGAAACAACGCTTATGAAGTTAAGGCAAATTTGACAAGTGAAGGCATAGATAATGCAGTTGATGGTGCAACTGCAATTAACACAAATGCAACATCAACTGAAAGCATAAGAAGAAGTGCAATTTTATATACACCAGGAACAACTGCTTTAAGTGGGACAGGGGCAGTTTCAACTTCAAGAGTTGATACAGGTTCAGCATCTTCAATAGGAACATTAAGTGCTGGTAGCACTAAAACTGCAACATTAAGAATAACAGCAGTTAGTGGAAGTGGTACTGCAACAATTAAAATACAGGATTCATCATCAAGTGGTAGTGGATATGGGGATTATCTTGCATTTGCACAAATATCAGGTGTAGGGGTTCAGTCAGTTCAGACCACTGATGCTTCTGAACGCTATTTGCAGATTAATGTTACACAATATGCTGGATTTACAAACTTTAACTGCATGGTTTCAATGGGTGTTGAAGTAGGAACATATTAAATAGTTTATTAAAAATTTTATTAACAAAAAAAATAGGAGAACAAAATGGCAAGACAAAGTGGCAAAAACGCAGATTTTTCATTTAATTCTGTTGATATTTCTGATGAAATTTCAAATATCACGCAGACCACAGATGTAAATATTGTTGATATCACTGCGTTTGGGGATGCGGCTGGAACATTTGTTGAAGGCTTACCAACTTCTAGTTATTCTGTAAGTGGGTTTTTTGACCCAGCGGCTTCACAAGGTGATGCAACTATATTTACTAGAATAGGAAGTGGAAGTGCAACTGCAAGTTTTGAAACAACAGGGGCAACTGCTGGAACTAACGCACCAGTATATTCAGGTTCAGCTTTTGTCAGTAGTTATTCAATAACTTCTGATGTAGGTGGGGCAACTACTTATTCTGCTGATTTCCAAGTAAGCGGTGCATTAACAAGAGCAGTAAGTTAAGAATTATTTAAAAGGGGGACAACTTTGAAAAACTTTAAAATAAAACCAAAAGAAATTGATTCTTCAACTTGCGTTATTCATATAGGGCAAAAAATTGAAGATGGAAAAATTGTAGAAACTGGAGAACCAATAAACCTTCATGAAAATGAATGGGTTAAAATTTTTCCAATAATAACAATTAAGGAAAGTTTGGCTTTAGGAACATTTAGAAATTCTGTTGAAGAAGGTGAACTATCTGTTGCAATGGATTCAATTTGTGAATCTTTAGCAAAAAGGGTGGTTGACTGGAACTGGACAGGAATTGATGGTGAACCTTTAGCCAAACCTTATAAAAATCCTGAAGTGTTTAAGGATTTGTATAATGAAGAAGTGCTTTGGTTAATAACTGCAACATCAGGTGAAACAAAGAGTGATGAAAAAAAAGAATCAAGACCCTTGCAAAATACATCTTTGACCCAACAGGGTTAGTAGGCGTACCCGTAGAGGGTCTTGTTTCAATAGTTTGTGAATCATTTGGTTGCACACCTGACGTGGCATTGAAACAGGATTGGAATTTGATAAGACAAATATTAGATTATAGAATGGCTGAAAATTCAAAAGTGGCATTTAATTCAGATGCAAGTAAAATGTCACCTGAACAAGTCAAAATGTGGAATAAATTAAGGGAAGAATTTTTGAATGGCTAACATAAGTGAATTAAGCGTATTATTAAAAGCAAATACAAAACAAGCAAGTCAACAGATGCAAGGTTTTGGCAAAAGTGTTGGTGCAACTTTTAATCAAATGAAAGTTGGAATACTGGCAGTTGGTACGGCAGTTGCTGGATTTACTGCAATTTCAGTTAAATCTTTTTTAACTGTTGGTGATGAACTAGGCAAAATGTCCAAACGTACTGGAGTTGCAGTGGAAGAACTGGACAGGCTAAGACTTATGATGGAATTTTCAGGCACAACACTGCAAGGGTTTGAAGCTGGGTTGAGAACTTTGCAAAGACAAATTTTAACTGCACAACAAGGTTCATTGGCTTCTGCTGAAGCATTTGAAAAATTAGGGATAGAAGTAAATGGTCTTGAAAAATTAGATTCAGTTGCATTATTTAATGCAATGGCAGAAGGATTGATGAGGGTTGAAGATTTTACTACACGTTCAGCATTAGCATCACAATTATTAGGAAGGTTTGGGACACAAATGAACAGTGTATTGGCTGGTGGTTCTGAAGAATTTAAAAAACTAAGTGAAAGGGCAGAAAGAAACGCTTATTGGACATCTGAAAATAGTGTAAAAGCTGAAGAATTTAATGACAATGCTTTGGAATTAAAAACATCAATGAGCAGATTGGGGCATGAATTAGCTTCAAAAACTGTTCCAGTGTTAAATAATGTTGCTGAACATATGCTTTTTTTGATAGATACAACAGATGATACTACAGACCATATGCAAGATTTAATTGATTTGAATAAAAGTTTGGGAGTAAGTTTTGAGGTTGATGTTATTGCAAAATCACACAAAGCATTGTCAGAATTACAAGTGTTAGTTACTAACGCAGTTGACCCAACAAGAATGGCATTGGATGATATGGGATTAAGCGTGGTGGCAACTGGTGGGCATTTAGAACAATTAAGTGGCATAATATCTGACATGGATGAAGCACAAGACCAACTTGATTCAGCACTGCAAAAAACAAAAGACGTAGTGGAAGGGCAAGAAAAAGCAGTTGTATCAGCAACAAAGTCTTGGATTGATTATCATATGGCAATTGGTGGTTTTCAATCACCTGATGCTGGTGGTGGCACTGGAAGTATTGAATCTATGATGCCAAGCATGATGGGTGGACAAGGTCAAAGTGCTTACTTGTCAGCAGTAATGGGATTAGGCAAAACTAAAGCAGAAGCATTAAATTTCATTGCAAATAAAGGTGCATTTACAGGTGGTGGTGGTAGCTTTAGTGTTGATACTGCATCAGTGGTCAATACATTTACAAATAAAAGTGAAGTTGCTTCAATAGTAGCAGAAAATAAAGAACGAGGGGGAGAAATAAGTTAATGGCAAATGAATTAAAACACGCAAGTCAGGGAACAGAATTAACGCAAGGTGAATTTGAAGGTGTAGGATTACACGTATTTAATTCACAGGCAACTGGTGATATTGTTTATGCAAGTTCCAGTACGCAATTAACAAGATTAGGGAAAGGGGCAGATAATACAGTTTTGCAAATGACCAGTACTATTCCTGAATGGGTACAAGATGTAACATTTCAGGGTGCAAGTGGTTCAGCAATGATTCAATACTGGTTTGGAGATGCTGGAGAAGATAATGCAGACAAATGGAGAGTAAGTGTGGCTGATGGTGGCACGTTAACTTATGATAGCTTCATAAGTGGGTCATATGTAACGCATATGACAGTTACACCTAATTCAACAGTGGCAAGTAGTTCAACAACTATTCATGGCACTTTAACTATGGGAACAACTGCAACACTAACAAATGCTGGATTGGTAGCAGTTGCCAATCAATCTAACATAACAGGATTGGGAACAATCACATCAGGAACTTGGCAAGGAACAGATGTTGGAGTTGCACATGGTGGAACAGGGGTATCAACATTAACTGCAAATGGTGTTTTAATAGGTAATGGCACAGGTGCTATTACATCAGTTGCAATGGCAACTAAGGGACACGTTTTAATTGGTGATGGTTCAGGCAATCCATCAATGTTAGCAATAGGTAGTAATAATCAGGTATTAACTGCTGATAGTGGCGAAACAACAGGGGTCAAATGGGCAACTGCAAGTAGTGGTGTTAGTGTAGGCAAGGCAATAGCATTTTCAATAGTATTTTAAATTAAAAGGAGAATAAAATGGGTGCAGTAAATTTAGTAAATGTAAGTTCAATTCTTATGCAGAATGGGGGTTGGCAGTTAGATGCAGTAGGAAGTGCAACTGCAATTTTTACAGTTGATGCAGATAAAGTTGCAAAGATAAATGCAATTTATTTATGTAATACACAGGCATCAGATGAAACAGTTAATTTGTCATTATCAGGAATTGGTGCAACTGGTGTTGGAACAAGTTTTGTAACTGATACCATTACAACACCAAGTTTATTAACAACAGTTAGTGTTCCAGCAAACACAACAATCCAGGTTATTGATAATCCAATTTATTTAATGGAAGCAGACTCATTGGTTGCTGGTGGTGGTGCAACTGCAAATGATATTAATTTGTTCATGTGTTGGGAATTATTTGATGATGCGTAAAAAGGAGTGATATGAATTATATAGGAACAGACCCAAGAGAAGGTGCAGTACTTTTAGCAACTTCAACTTCAGCATCAACTACATCATTTACATTTGATGGGGTATTTACATCTGATTATGATTTTTACTTTATGGATTATTATGACGTAGACCAAGATGTAAACAACGCAAGTTTATATTGGACATGGCGAAATGGTGGGTCAGATATGACAGGTTCATATTTTAGAAGTTTATTTTATGGAATGCTTGACAGTACAGTTTTTAGTGGGTTTGGAATAGCAAGTAATACTGAGTATACAAGTAATGATAATCAACTGAAAGGCCCTGAAGCTACTGTTACAGGTGGTGGGCTACAAGGAACAACATGGTTAATACCACAAACTGAAAATAGGAAATTATCAAAAAATTTGAATCAACATCTTTACAGTGATAGTGGAACTGCTAGGTCACATTTTAATGTAATGGGTTGGTTACATGATACTAGTACAAAAGCTGATGGAATAAGGGTTTTTCCACAATCAGACAACATGAGTGGAACATTTAGAATTTATGGATTAAGCAAAATTAAAAATTCTATTAAATCTATTAACCAATCTGATAGGCAAAGTAATTTTGTACAATCAAATTACATTGGAAATTCTGCAAAAACAGATGGGCAAGGGTGGATTAAAGTTGCAAGTACAACTGCAACAAGTGGAGATGCTTCTATTGAATTTCAAAATATTTTTACATCTAAGTACGATACTTATAAAATAACATTAGAAGATGTAAGACCTGTATCAGATGGACAAGATTTAGAATTTCAATACATTGATAACACAACTGCTGATACAAATACTTATAACAGTTCTTATCTTGGACAAGGAAGTACAGGGGCATCAGCAACAACAACTGCATTTAATCAGTCACAAGCACAAATATTAGACACTATAGGAACTAATGGAACTGAAAGTGGATTTGGTATTTTATATACTACTCCAATGTCAACAAATACTGATAAATACTTATGGGGGTTAACAATAAGTGAAAATTCATCTGCCAATACTAAGTCACAAGTAATATCAACTTACAGAGATTCAACAACTGCTTATAGTGGTATAAAATTTCTATTTGCAAGTGGAAATGTGGAAGCAGGAAAAATTACAATATATGGTAGGCAAACATGAGCAATTATTTAGGAGTAGAAAACAAAGGCAATCCTGTCTTATTAGCTAAAGACCCAATAAGTTCAGCAGTATCATCTATAACATTTGATGGGGTGTTTAATGATGCTTTTTCTGAATATTGGGTAACCTTATATGATATAACTGTGTCTAGTGCTAGTGGGGTACAGGTATTTTTTAAATGGCGAAATGGTGGCAGTGATATAACAGGTACTTATTACAGAGACCAAATCAATGCAAGTATGAATAGTGCCAATAGTGGACAGTTTGGAAATGCTACTTATACTGATTATAATGCTATAACAGATTTTTCATTTGGTACTAGTGCAACAAGAGAAGCATTAAATAGCATTATGTATTTATTTCCTAGAACTGCCAATATGAAATTTGCAATACATGACAACTTGTTTACTGCTGATAGTTCTAATACTTATATGAGTTATTTATTTAATGTATTAGATGACACAACAAAAGTAGATGGATTTTCAATATACGCAAGTAGTGGAAATATAGCAAGTGGGGAAGTATGTATTTATGGTTATAAAAAATAAGGAGTAATTATGGCTACTTTAGAAGAAAACAAAACAACATTAAAAAATGCAAATGCAGAATTGTACAAGAATATTAATGGGGTTCGTGTTAAATTAACTGATAGTGAATATGATGCACAGATAAATGAATGGGCAACTAATATGACATCAAGTCAGGCAAAAGATACTGTGATAAAAGATGGGGGAACTCATAGTGATTATAAAGCAATCAGGAGAGATGGTTATATTAATTTACTTGGTGATGTTTATGACCAATTAGATTACATTTATCATAATGGAATTGATGCTTGGAAAGTACAAATTAAAACAATAAAAGACAAATATCCAAAACCATAATTATAAACAAAGGGGACAACTATGCAAGAAAATTTACAATACAAG